CCGGCTGCGCTGACAATCCAGGGAGCTTCGAAAAGCATTTTAGATTGCGCGGATATGATCACTCTCATACGGGAGTTTATCCACAAGTATTTAAACTGTTAGACCAAGTTCTTCGGATTTCACCAAAGTGGTGGTACCGGAATCAATGATCCGAAAGGAAACAGCAACTACCTGTAATGAGCATCAAGCTCATACCAGTTTCTGTGAAGGGTATGTTCCTCAGATAGTTTATATCTTCGGTTCATATCTTCAAGGATATCTCGGAGAAAAGTTGCTCTTAATTTCGTTTCTGCTTTTGTAAGCGGAATTGAAACTAAGGACAGTTCAGGAATGTGGTTTATTCGATACCGTAATTTAATACATGTACCGATGTAACCCTCTTCCGCAACACGCGGAATTCCCTGATACATTTTCTCCCAGATTTCCCAGAAATCGGCTTCTACAAGTAGAGCCTTCCTAAAGTACATCCAGAATCCTGGATTTACTATCATTGTAAGGGTTTCTAGAACCCTTAAGAAAGGCACTTTCATTACATTAACAGTGGCAAAAGCTAGCAATAGATTAGCCATTGGTAAATGAGAGCATGATTTTATAGGCCCGTATGCTTTCTTGAAGCTCACATTTCCGATTGAATCGTAAATGTGCTCAACAAGCATAGAAGAGGTTTTAGGCAGGCCAGAAATCCATTCGAGCAGCATGCTGCCGAAATGGACTGGACTAACCTGACTAACCCCCTTAGGACCAAAAAATTGCCATAAAACTAGGTTAACGAATTTCTTTAAGTCTCGTTTTGCAACAAGACCTGAAGGAACTCGTTCAACCAGATCTAGTAAATCTTGTGTAGAAGTTATAGCAGTATACATTGCTGATTTAATCAGAGCAGGAAACATATATCCCGATCGGCAGGCAGCCAAAATGGCACCGGCACCAACCGGAGTAAAGTTTACCCCTGGTCCTCGGAGATTTTTCGCAAATTCAGTGAATCTGTGAGAAATAACCGATTTCCCATCTTTGATGGTAAGACCCAATGATCCCATTATTCTTACATACATAAGACCTACCTCGTCGTGGTTAACAACCATGTCGTCTCCTAAGACCGCGTAATTCGCCTCTTTGAAGTCAACCCCTGCAAGCGCGTATGAAGCATAAACAATCACATGATGTGTTAATGCTAGCATAGCCCAAGAAGAGTAAGCACCCATAGGTTGGCCTACTGCATACCGCACGGTAGAATAACCTGGGTCATCAAGGGAATTTGCATTCCACTCGATGTCCAGTAATTCTTTCCATGTCTGCCCATCAACTCCAAGCGCATTTAAAATGTCGACTTGAAGATTAATAGGCAATCGGTCTGTAGCAGCACTTAGATCAAACCCACTAAGTTTATGGTTAGAAGCCTTTTTGGCCACAACCTTATCCAAAGCGGAAATTTGATCAAAAGTTCCATCATATGGGATGCATTTTAGAGCTTCAAAAAGTGAATCGTGTAGTCCATGAAACGCAGATTGTATCCACCAGTTCGTAGAAGCTACAATTCTCGCTTTTCCGGCCTGATCGTACACTACACCTAGTTTACCTAGGTATAGTCGATCAGAGTCCAGACCATGTGAGGTATGTGCGTCCAATCTCCAAAAATTGAAGATTCTACCGAAACTTCTCTCCCAAGCATAATAAAAGCTTGTAGGGAGGAATCGGAAGAGCCCAAGAAATTTAGAGTGTGCCTTAAGAATGTGGAACCATATAATATATGGAACCCCAAACCCAAGGTTCAGACACACAAACCAAAGCATGTAAGCGAAAGCCCTTTGGTCATACATCCACCCGAGCAGCTTTAATGCCTTTAACGGTTCATGCATAAATGCAAGAGCGTCAAGGGCAGCTGTCCAAGTGGCCATATTCCCATTGGGTCCCGCTTTGGGCGAGAAATGTGGATTAAACTTACCGGTTCGTACAATCCCATGAATGTTACCGTTGTTTTTAACAACTTCTTGGTAAACCATGGTACCTGTATCAAAATCAAATCTCCCTTTACCTTTAGTTTTCTCTATAGTTAGCTCTCTTAATGCTTGTGTAATTACTAGCTTAGGAAGAGTACTGTATTTTCCCGTAAAAGGACCGATTATGGTACTTAGATCACTCTTTACTTTCGTAGAGAGTACTCTAAATATGCTCGCGAGAGACAAGACTGCTGTAATTTTCTTAGTGTGATAGGGCAAGGGAGCTTCATTCCATTTATTTGGATGAAACTCATCTTGCTCCATATCCTTCATTTCGAAGGTCTCACCTCTAGGTCTATTACAGTAATCAATGTACTCTCTCAGACATTTCCTTAAATCTAAGGGAAATATCGTCGGCATTCCATAATGATCCAATCGGATAAAGATCCAAGTCCCACTCACTTTCCCCTTGTAATGAGGGGTTCCAGCAAGAGCCCGGACGAGAATTCTCATACACTCTTTTAAATAAGAGAAAGTATAAGTCGATCCATTTTTTTGGATCATTCTCTCCACTCTAGCTAGAAACAAAATGAAATGTGGCCGAAGTTCTTTACAGTTAAATAACCATAGGATAATGGAGCAAAATCGTCTAAATTCGTTGGATATTTGACCATCTCTCCAGACTTTCGTCTTCGGAGTGGCAACACCCTTCTTATTTAGGGATCTTATCCACTGTTTATTCTCCCTCTCTTTTTTAAAATGAGGTTTAAACGAAGCCACATCTCCAAGTAGTACCAAGGGTGTTCTAACCCAGGTATATAAACCTTCAATAAATTTAGGTGCAATAGCATTCGCTATTAAGTACATAAAGATAAAAAAGGTATATATTAAAACTAACATTGGAAATATAAGCGTCGTTATAAGACCCCATATAAAAATGAAAGGGAAAACAATAACAGTAATAAGACCTGCTACGATTCCCTCCTTAAAGATATTTGGAAAGAGATTATTCATGGCAAAAATTCGATTTATTTTTTGTCCCCAGGAACTCCTAGGCACGTAGCCGGGAATTTCTAAAGCTAATAAATTGCTTCCTCGCATCTCAGCGAGGCGCTTCTCTTCAGAAGTCATTCTAGCAATACTTTAAAAACTCCTACTGGAAAACTCCAGCCCCTTTGCGGGGGGGAGCTTTTATTGTAACCATCTACGTGAGAACATTATATTTACATGCTGCGCACTTTCCTATACTCGACATAACCTTACTTAAGGGTCATGAGGAGCACAAACTTGAGGATTAACTATCCATAAAGAAGCCCCTTCTTGAGCTTCCAGCATCACTGCTGTGGAGTTACCCGACTGGTTACGCGTTATGTTAAGCATGTGGAATTTCAGCAAGGTGAAACCTCACTGGGACGTGTACTTACGCCCATTAGCCAAGACAACATGATCTGTTTCCATACAGGGTTCATGTCCCACCTGACCCCCTTTTCGGGGGAGGTCTGTCGTGGGATTGTACCTTTGGCAGGCCTTATGTACTTGGAATTTTCACGGATCCATTGAGTCATGCCTACGAAGAAGAGAAATACAGTGACCAGATAATGACTTCACTCCGTTGCCCCGAAAGGGGAAGGTGGTACCTCGTCATTTGATGTCCTAGATCAAGGATTATATTTCCCTTCTCTTTTTT